CATATCATTACAAGAGGAGTTTTATAAAGATTAACCTATGAAGTATATTAAATTTTTTATCATAAGTATTCCAATAGCTTGTTTAATATATGTAATTGTATTATCTTTATCCAAAATCAAAAGCATATGTGGGACAAAATAAATGTTTGGCAATACCAACAGATATACAATGTCTATAATTCTAAGGACAAATACCTAACTGAAATAGAAGTCAATTCTAAGCTAGTATCAATAGTTAATGATATGACAGAGGCACAAGTGGATAGCCTTACAATAACCCAATTTAATAAGCTAAAGAAAAGCATCTTATTCCTAACACAACCGATTGCCGGTAAGCCGGTTAAGTATATATTAATTAACAAAAACAAAAGGTATAAAATAAACTATGATGTGAGCAAGATGCCATTTGCTAGGTATATTGAAAGCAAAGTATTTAGCGAGGACTTATATAATAACCTGCACAAGTTAGCAGCTACAATGGTTATGCCACAGAAAAGGATATTGGGTATTTGGTTCAAACAAAAGTATGATGCTAGTAAGCACGAACAATATTCAGAGGATATGCTGACTGCAAGATTTATAGATGTTTATCATTCGCTTGTTTTTTTTTATCAAGTATACAGAAATTGGATAGAAGTTTCACAGGATTATATGGTGAGCAAACTGATGCAAACAGGGATGACACAGGAGAAAGCCAAAGAGGTGGTTCAAGATTTATGCACTACTTTGGATGGCAGTATTCCACCAAACTTATTGCCGAATACGAAAGTTGCACAGTTACGGAAGCGTATGAACTTAGCACAATAGAATGTTTAAATATACTTTCATACTTAAAAGCTAAGAATGATTATGACAAAGAACAAATAAAGAAGGTTAGATAGATAGTGTTTTTTGATTTGCTGACCCCTGCCCTAAAAAGGTGGGGGTTAGTTATTTTTGTACCTTTGCCCTATTTATTAGTATGAGTATTAGCAAGGCACAGGCAGAGGCAATAGGTGAAGGCTTCCTAAAGAAATTTGGGAATGAGGCTTTTGGCAGTAAAACGGAATTGCCTACTATTGAATATTTGTTGGCTTTGTATGGAAGTGAATTTATAAAAGAAGCACAAACTAATTTAAAGCTAACTAACTCAATTGCAAGTGGAAATATTAATGACATAGTTGCAAAGGTTAGTAAATTTGCAACAAGCTATACTTTAAGTATTGGTTATCCTAAAAGCGAACCGGCTTCTAAGTATTGGGACTTTATAAATAAAGGTGTTAAGGGAACTAAAAATATTAAGGCTGATTCAAAGACACCTTATAAATTTAACCCATCTAAAAAATCAATACCAATATCTGTTGCTCAAAAATGGCTAGGGTATAATAAATTAAAAGTAACTGCAGTAAAACCATATAAAAAACTAGGGGTGGAGACTAAGGCAATAGATAGCAAAAAGTCATTGGCTTATATGGTGGCTAGGTCAATACATAGAAAGGGAATTAAATCAACTCACTACTTTGATAACGCTACAAAGTATGTTTTTGATAAATCATTTATTTCGGTTATGGAAACTGCATTAGGTAAAGATATTCAAATTACAATTAGACAAATAGGTAAAGAAATAAAAAATGGCAATAACAATACAAAGTAGCCCTGCACCTTATTCAAGTATGCACGATGACTTATGGTTCGTATCAAGTTCAACTAATACAGGTGAGCTTTCATTTAAGTTCGTGTATGATGTATATGTAAACGGTTCACAAGTGAGCAGAACAAAAGTATATCCATCTCCATCAGCAGAGGGCAGCTATGGGGTGTTTAATGCATCACCAATGGTACGTTCATATGTAACTAATTACTTTGAACCATCCGGCAGTTCAATATTAGTATCATCAAATGATAAGATAAAAGTAGATAGCCAAATTAGAATAGGTGAGGAGTATGTAAGTGGTGGCAGTTTAATAACTACATCTAACCTTGCATCCGGTGCATTAGCTGCTTATAATTATTACCCACCTTTATTTGCAGATATTTTATTTGTAAATAATAATACACCATTAGTACTATCCGATTACTACGACAATCTATTATTAGAAAACTTCACAGATGATTGGATAACAGAAAGGGAAACGGAAAAGATTACGATTGAATATGGGGATAATTTTTATGCTACATATTTTAAGATTACTGCCGGTACATATAATGCTATCGTTGATGTTTTAAACGAAGCAGGTTCGGTCATAGATACCGTAAGTGGTGGCATAACATTCACAGGTGAAATGAATTTATTTAACTGTCAGGCAGGGCATATAAATACTTTTGCAGGTAGGACATTAGTTACAGAAGATACTTATGGCTATAATGTTTATATAAAACGAGGGGTGGCAGTATCTAGGAAACTGCAGTTTATACAAAAGTGCTATCCTAAATACAGGCAATACAATTTGCATTTTCTTAATAGGCTAGGGGGTTGGGACACTATGAAATTTGCATTAGTTAACAAGAGGTCAACAGAATTACAAAGGGCATCATATAGGCGCAACGATTGGCAGCTATCCGGCAATGCAATGTCAAACATTGATTCATATAACAAATATAATGAAACGACTTTAAACTATGCTATTCAGCATAAGGATAAGTTCCATCTAATATCCGATTGGGTAAGTGAACAGGACTATGAATGGTTGGCACAGTTATTTGCAAGTACCATAGTATATATGGAAGTACAAGGTGCTTATTTCCCTGTTACAATCAGCAGCACTAACTATGAATATAAATTAGAAACAAGTGATAAGTTATTTAACTTTGAAATAGATATTGAAATTGGTAAATATTTAACAAGTCAATTTAGATAATGATTAGTACAGAAATATATATAGAAGATAACAGACTAGATTTATTACAGGACATAAGTACGGAATTTACTTATACCATAGATGACATAACAGATTTTGGAACTAAGAACACATCATTTAGTAAAACAATATCTTTATCAGGTACGGCTAGGAATAACCAAATATTTGGATTTGTATTTGATATTGGGAACGCTAATGAATTTGATGAAACTAAACCAAATGTAAACTATAATTTTAATGCAAGTAAATCTGCTAAGTGTATCATATATATTGATAAGGTACAAATATTTAAAGGCACATTAAGGATTTTAGAAATAGTCGTAGATAAGGAAACTATTGAATATCAATGCAGCGTGTTTGGTGAGTTAGGTGGTCTTATGAATACAATAGGTAATAAGAAATTAGAAGATTTAGATTTTAGTGATTATGACCACGTTTACAATACAACTAATATTACTGCAAGCTGGGATGCTGCAAGAGGTGCAGGTTATTATTATCCATTAATAGATTATGGAAACGTAAGTACAAACAAAGTAGACTTTCAATATACTACATTTAGACCGGCAATATATATCAAAGAATATATAGATAAGATGTTTGAAAATATAGACTACACTTATGAGTGTGATTTCTTTTCAACAGATTACTTTAAAAGATTAGTAATACCACACAATCAAAAGCAGTTAACTAAAACGACAAGTGACTTAAACAATGCTTTGTTAACTGCACCACAAGAGGTATTAAATATTTCCTTTGTTAGATTTACAACAGTTACCGGTTCAGGGTTAGTGCCATCAAGTGCTAATTCTAAATTCACATATACCGGTGCTACTTCTTTTAATCTAAAGTTTGATTATAACTTTACAGGGACTTCACAAGAGGGAACTTTTAGTATTCTTAAAAATGGCATTACTGTTTATAGCGAATTTTTTACTGATGACTTTTTTATTAGTGGAACTTTTGAGATACTAATGATACAAAACGATTACATACAATTTAGATTTGCTAATGATGCAGATAATAAAAACGACAATCCTGTTACAGTAAATGATGGTGATGTTAGCTTTAATTCTATTTCTTTAATACCGGTAGCATTATCAATAGGGGATAATTTATTAATGAATGATTGTATTCCTAAAGGGATATTTCAAAGAGACTTATTTTTAAGCATTTGTAAAATGTTTAATCTTTATGTATATGATGACAGATATCAAGAGAATAATATTATCATAAAACCTTATATTGATTTTTATGATGTTAGCAGTTCCAATGCAAATGATTGGTCTAATAAAATAGACAGGTCAAAGCCTTTAAGCATTAAGCCTATGAGTGAAATGAATGCTAGGTATTACAATTTTAAATTTAAAGAAGATAGCGACTTTTACAATGACAACTATAAAAAGAAATATTCGGAATCTTATGGTGACAGGATATTTGATACTTCATTTGACTTTAGTAAGAATACGGAGACTGTTGATGTAATATTTGCACCATCAGTTTTATTTAAAGCTATTGGAACTGATAAAGTATATCCGGCTATTTATAAAAAGTCTAATGCCAATAGTGCAGAGGATAGTATGGATAGCATAATTAGAATAATGCAAGTAAAAAAAATAGCATCAGTAGCTTCGTGGTCTATTAAAAATTTATCAGCAACGCTATTGACATTAACTTCATACGGTTATGCAGGACATTTAGACGACCCTGCAAATCCACAAAATGATGTTAATTTTGGAGCACCTAAAGAGGTATTTTATAGTTCAGATAATTTCACTAGCAATAATGTGTTCAATGTATTTCATAGTACATATATGTCAGAGATAACGGATAAGAACAGTAAGCTATTAACCTGTTCAGCTTTATTAAATACTATCGATATATTTAATTTAGACTTTAGCAAATACATTTGGATAGATGGTGTACTATTCAGATTGAATAAGGTAGAGGGTTATAACCCAATGGAATACAACACCACGAAAATAAGTTTATTAAAAGTAATTGAAACAACGTACTAATGGCAGAGAATTTAAATTTAAATGTAAAAGTAGATACCTCAGGTGCTACTGCTTCGGTAGGTTCACTTAAAAAGCAATTAAGAGAGGCGCAACAGGAGGTTATGGCATTAGCTGATAAGTTTGGTGCTACATCAAAACAAGCCGTTGAAGCTGCTAAAAAAGCAGGGGAATTAAAAGACAGAATTGGTGATGCTAAAGCATTAACAGACGCTTTTAATCCTGATGCAAAGTTTAAAGCATTGACTGCTTCGCTATCAGGTGTAGCCGGTGGATTTGGTGCAGTACAAGGTGCTATGGCATTGTTTGGTGCTGAATCAGATAATGTTCAAAAGACATTATTAAAGGTGCAATCAGCAATGGCTATTTCACAAGGGTTACAAGCAGTAGGTGAAAGCATAGATTCATTTAGGCAATTAGGTGCAGTAATACAAAATAATACATTATTTCAAAAAGCTAATAATGCAGCAATAGCAGCAGCAGGTGTAGTTCAAAAATTATTTACCGGTGCAGTAGATATGACATCTACATCATTTAAGTTTTTAAAAGGTGCAATTGCTGCGACAGGTATTGGTTTATTATTAGTTGCAATAGGTACATTAGTTGCATATTGGGATGATATTAAAGCAGCAGTAAGTGGTGTGACTTCTGAACAAACTAGGTTAAATGAACAAGCTAAATTAAATTTAAAAGCAGAAGAAGATAAGTTAGAAGCAATAGATAGTCAAACCAATCAACTTAAACTTCAAGGTAAATCAGAAAGGGAAATTCTTAATATCAAAATTAAACAAAGTGATGAAGCAATTAAAGCTGCAGAAATTACTTTGCAAAATGCTAAGATTACTAAAGATTTACAATTACAAGCATCAAAAAGAAACTATGATATTTTAAAAGGTATATTAGATTTCATTGCTACTCCTAGTAAGTTATTATGGCAATTATTAGATGCTATAAATAAAGCATTGGGTAAGACTACAAATCTTGCTGCACAAATGCAAGCAAGTAATGATAGTTTAGTTACTCAATTGTTTGACCCTAAAGAAGTTGAATCAGAAGGTAATGCAACAATAAAAGAAGCAGAAAAAACATTAAATGGTTTAAAAGAAAAAAGAGCAGGATATATATTATCAGTTCAAGGTTTAGATAAAGCAGCAGGAAAAGAGGGAGCACAAAGTCAAGCAGAAATTGATAAGAAATTACAAGAGGCAAATGCTATATTACACGAAGCAAACAAAAAACTAAAGACACAACAGCAGCAAGAGATTCAAACAATAGAAGAAGCATATGCAGAGAAAAGAAAGAAACTTGCAGAAGCAGGAATAAAAGATAATGGTGATTTAGCAAAGGCAGAACAAGCTGAAAAAGATGTAATAAATGAAAAGTTTAAAAAACAAGACTTAGCAAAAGAAGAATTATTTCAAAAAGAATTAAATAAAATAAAACTTGAAAGCAAGTTAATAGGTATTAAGAATGAATATGAAAAAGCTAAAGAGCAATTAGAAGCAAACTATTTATTACAATATCAAGATATTGAAAAAAATGAAACATATAATGCAGAACAAAAGATTGCTTTAAAAGCTGCACTTCAACTAAAAGAAAATGCTGAATTAGATGCATTAAAATTAGTTGCAGATAAAAAGAAAGCAGAAGAAGATATTGCTACATTAGATAAAGAGATAGCAAAGAATGTTGCTAAATTTGATTTAGAAAGGGAATTATTAGATAAAAAAGATTTATTATTAAAAGAATATTTTGATAAAAATTTAATATCAGAAAATGCATACAACGCAGGAGTTGAAGCCAATTCAAATGCTAGAAAAGAAATAGATAAAAAAGAAGCAGATGCTAAAATTGCTTTAGCACAAGGAGTTGCACAAGCATTATCACAAGCATCTGATTTAGTAGGTAAGCAAACTTCGGCAGGTAAAACATTAGCAGTTGCAAGTGCGTTAATTAGTACATATCAAGGTATTGCAGCAGGTGTTAAATTAGGTTACCCAGCAGCAATTCCTGCAGTAGCTATGGCTGCAATGACAGGATTTAGTGCAGTTAAAAATATATTAGCAGTAAAAGTTCCATCAGCTAGTGGTGGTGGGAATCCTAATATGCCAAATGTATCTACATCTGCACCTATGACACCGGCTGCACCACAAGCACAAACTACAAACATAAGTCAAGCATCAATTAACCAAATGGGCAATCAAGCAGTAAGGGCATATGTGATTGAGACTGATGTTACAAGCAACCAACAAAGAGTTGAGGCAATAAAACAAAGGGCACGATTTAGTTAATATTTAAAATAAATATATTTATAGTTATGGAATTACCTTTATATATGTTGGAAATATCTGATGATTTAAATGATGATGCAGAGGTGCAATTCGTTTCATTAGTAGATAGACCTGCAATTCAAAAAAATTGGAATGCATTTAAAAATGAACAGAAGTTTCAAATTGTTAGTGAAGATAAGCATATTATTAGTGGCTGCGCTATGTTGGCTGATACTCCTATCTTTAGAAGTGACGCTAATTTTGGTGACTACTATGTTGCTTTTTCTAAAGACACGATTGTTAAGATTGTGCAAAAGTATTTTAAGAAAGGGTATCAAAACAATGTGAACCTAATGCACGACCCTAACCAAATTGAAACAGGGGTAACAATGTTTGAGAGTTTTATTAGTGATAAGACAAGAGGCATACACCCAATGAAAGGATTTGAGGATGCACCGGATGGCAGTTGGTTCGTTTCTATGCTAGTGGAAAATGAGGATGTATGGAATCAAGTAAAGCAAGGGAACGTGAACGGATTTTCAATTGAGGGTATATTTAATTACTCACCTAAAGTTTCAAAAGAACAACAGGTAATGAGTGAAATATATAAAATATTAGAAGGAGTTGAATTAGGAGGGCCGGGAAGTGGTAGGCAACCTGAGGGTGGTGGTGATAAAGAATCAACAGGTGGTGGCAAAACCGTATCTGTTGAAGATGAAGATGTAAAAGACTTAGTTTCTAAAGCACAAGATGCAGCACCTGAGGTAGATAAATTAGGTAAAGATTTAGCAGAAAAATATGGTGCAGTTGTAACTCCAATCAATATGAAATCAGCAGATTCTATTGTAAGAAAAACTAATACAGAAGAAAATGGGAATCTAGGTAACATTAAAGATTCTGTAAGAAATACTATTATTACTGATGACCCTGTAGCAATGCAAAACATTATAAAGGATTTAAGTAATGACCCTAGAGTAGCTAATGGAAATGGCAGGATTAAAACACAGACACACGAATCTAATCCTTTAGGTTATAGTGGCAATCTTATCAATATAAAGACTTCTAATGGACTAACTGCAGAAATACAGGTAAATACACCTAAAATGATTTATGCTAAGGAAAAGCCTGAAAATGCGAAATTGATACTAGGTGAAAAAAAGTATAATGAAATTAAAAAGCAAGTTGGTATTGAAGGTGGCAAAGGGCACGAGTTATACGAAAAATATCGTGGATTAGTAGTAGGTAAAGATGATAAGCAAAGAAAACAAATAGAGAAAGAATCCAAAAAATATTACAGTAATTTTTTGTAATAATCAAATAATATTAGTAAATTGTGTATATGAGAAATGAGAACTTACTTAGTGAAATTGCCAATGGGAAAGAAGTATTCTTTGAGAATTCTTTTGAAGAAGTTGCTTTTAGAAATATCCCTAAGGGTGGTTATGAAGCTAAAGAAAAAGGTGCGACCCCATACAAAGTAGAAGGTGCACCTAACAAATTGGTTGATGCTATTTTAGAAGGCAAAATGATTAGTAAGGCTGAATACGAAAAATACTAATTAGCTTCCCTTTTAAATAAAGCCTTTCTAACTTATTAGATAAAGGCTTATTAATATTAGAGTATATAATCTTGAATTTATTTGATTCAGATATATACTTTTTTAGTTTATGGTAGTTTCTATTCTTTATGCATTCCCTAACATTACATATCCTGTCACATAGTTTTACTATTGAAGCTATTTCACTTTTTGATATTTCAATATAGTATCTATCTAATGGTGGTTTTTTAGTTAACAGTTTAACATTAGTATAAACTTTATTACTTATTTGCTTAAGTTTACTTTCATATAAGGTAGTATCTTCTAATATATCGTGTAATGCACATACAGAAAGTATTATATCCATTTTAAGACCTTTTATATTATTCTGATTGCAGAACCTTTCTGCTTCAAACCATACATCTAATAAATGATACAGATAAGGTTTAACCCCATACTGCTGATACTTGTGGTATTCAGCAGCAAGGGCTAGTGAGTTATATTTTATTTTATTCATATTTAATTAAGCGTACCAACTAGAGTAAACTCCTGATTCTGCATTTGCATACTCGCAGAAACAACCATGTTTAGCTGCAATGTGATAGCTAATGCTTCCATTATAATTTACTGAAAGATTAACTTTTTTAAGAATTGGTTCGCCTACAAAATAATCTTTAACAGGCTTAACACTTGCACTCATAAAACCTTCTGAACCTGCAACAGTGCTACTAGCAATTTCTCTTAAAATTACTGATTTTTCTTTAGATTTAACAATTTGATAGAAGTCAATGTTAGTTTGGTCATATCCCCAACTATTGTAAAGAATCATACCTTCTTTGAAATTGTGGTTCATAACCTTTTGTGCTTCTTTCTTTTTAGCTTTTAATTCATTTTGTGAATTGATATTAGTTTCTACTCTTTCAATCCATTCAGTACAGAATTCATTCATTCTTTCAATGCTTCTGAATCTGAAATTAAATAAAGGCTTAGGAAATCTTGCTTTACTTTTGATTCTTACACAATAAGCAATAATAAGTGGTTTTTCTTTGATTGAAAGATGATAACCAAGACCTTCATACTTTGCGATTAAATTTTTCATAGTTTATATTTTATTTATTAATTAATTTATTTTCTAAAAATTCCCAAATCAATTTTCCATTTAAAATCTCTCTAAAATGTTCTTCATTTTCAAAACAATTAGTAATGCACATTACGCCCTCATTACAAGCTAGATGAGTAAAATTTTCAAATAAAAGAAAATATCCATACTGATTTGGTTCTTTTGAATATCCTTTAAATAGTTCTTGAAAAATCTCAGCATGTTGACCAATGTAACCTAAGTTGATGTAAAGTTCTTTTTTCATAATTATTGATTTATTTGATTAATGATTGGATAAATATTGAAATGATAGCAGAAACGATTAAAAGCAGAAACATCTTAACTTCAATCGGAGGGGGGAGAATCTTGTGGCTCATAGTGTTTGTCATTTGATTACATAACGAAAGTACACAGGTTTTGTACATCTTCCAAACAATTAGGCACCTTTTTTAAAAAATGTGATGAACGGTAAATATTAGGGATAAATGGTTAAGTGATAAACTAGGCTATATATTGACATTTAAAGAAAAATAAAATGAATCCAAAAGAAGCATTAAAACAAATCAAGGCATTATTCGAAGATATGCCACAAGTTGTTGAGCCTGTTGCACCTGTAGAGCCTACAGTTACAAAGGTAGAAATGGCTGAATATTCTTTAGTAGATGGTACTAAGGTTATGATTTCTGCATTAGAAATTGGTGGTATGGTAGAGATGGCTGATGGCACTCCTGCTCCACAAGGTGAGCATCAACTATTGGATGGTACAATTATCCAAGTTGATGAATTAGGTGTAATCGTTGAAATAGCATCTCCTAAAGAAGATGTTATTGAAGTAGAACCTGTTGCACCGGCTGAACCTGTTGAACCTGCGCAAGATACAACTGCAATGATTCAAGAGTTAAAGGATGATTATGAGAAGAAAAAAATGGAATTAGATGCGAAGATTGCTAAATTAGAGAGCAAAGTAAAAGAGGGATTTGCACAAGTAGCTGAATTAGTAGAAGCACTTTCAAATACCCCAACTGCTGAACCTACTCAAAAAGCAGCAAACGCATTTCAATCTTATGTAAGTACTAATGATAGTAAATACGAGAGATTAGAGAAATATAGAAACGCAATTTTAAACAAATAAATTTATAACAAATGTCATTTTCAGTAAGTACATTAACAAATTATACAAAAGAGAACGAAGCATTATTGGTTTCTTCTTCTGTATTAGGAGCAAAAACTGCAGCTTTAATTAAGAGTGCAGGTAACGTAATGGTTGGTGTTAAATCAGCAGAAACCATTAATATTATGGACACAGATGCTTTTTTCCAAGCAGGTGGGTCTTGTGGTTGGAACGCATCAGGTACAACTTCTTTCACACAAAGAACTGTAACAGTAGGTAAAATCAAAGTTCAAGAGGCTTTATGTCCAAAGGCATTAGAAGCTAAGTATTTACAAAAGGCTTTACCAACAGGTTCTCAGTATGATTCAATTCCTTTCGAGCAAGATTATGCTGATAGAAAAGCTAAAACAATTGCTTCTCAATTAGAGACTTCTATTTGGCAAGGTGATACTGCTTCTGCTAACGGTAACTTAAACAAGTTTGATGGTTTAATCAAATTGATTGGTGCTGCTAGTGGTGTAGTTGATGCTAACGTATCAGGATATGTTTCAGGTGCTCCATTAACATCTATCACTGCAGCTAACGTAGTTAGTTTGTTAGATGGTGTTTACAAAGCAATCCCTGCTAAAGTAGTAGCTGCTGATGATATGACTATCTTTGTTGGTCAAGATACTTTCCGTACTTACACTATTGCATTGAAGAATGCTAATATGTTTAACTACTCTTTTGATGGTAAAGCTGATAGTGAATTCGTATTGCCGGGGACTCCAATTAAAGTAGTTGCAGTAGAAGGTTTAAATAGTACAAATGATATTTACGCAATGCGTTTAAGCAATTTGTTCTTAGGTACAGACTTATTAAACGAAGAAGAAAAATTTGAAATCTTCTTTGCTAAAGAGGCTGATGAAGTACGTTTTGCAGCAGAATTCAAAATGGGTGTGAACATTGCATTCCCTGATGAGATTGTAAAAGTAGCTATCTAATTATAAAGGGGAGTTGAAATACACTCCCCATTTTTAAATAAAATAAAATAAAATATTATGGCGTGTGCATTAACACAAGGATATACCCTTGATTGTCGTGATTCCCTAGGTGGAATTACAGAGGTTTATTTTATTGCAAGTTCGGATATTACTTCAAGTACAGAAGCTAGTGGTGTTATTACTGCTTTAGTAAAAGCTGCAGGTAAGAAGTTTTATAAATATGAGTTAACAAAAGGAACTTCAATGTTTACTGAAAACGTAGCATCGAATGTTCAAAATGGTACCTTGTTTTTCACTCCTGAATTAACAATAATCTTAAATAAATTACAAGCAAATACGAGAAATGAAATTCTTTTATTAGCACAAAATAGTCTTACAGCAGTTGCTAAAGACAACAATGGTAAGTTCTTTATGCTAGGTAAAACAAGGTCATTGGATTTGACTGCCGGTAGTGCTGCAACAGGTACTGCTGAGGGAGACAGAAGTGGTTATACATTAACATTCACAGGAGCTGAACCTGCTTTAGCACCTGAGGTTAATAGTACAGTAGCTGCTGCTCTTACAACTGCAGGATAGTTTACAGTTTTTCATAGTTAGTTCCCCTGCCTAGTTTTCTAGGTGGGGGTTTTTTGTTCACCTTATTCAATAGTTCACGTTTCCGTAAACGGCATAAAAAAGTGGACATTTCAGTATTATTACTACTAACAATTAACAAATTTTGTCACAATTATATATAAATCAGTGACATATCTACCATAATTTTGTTACAACATTTTACATATTATACCCACATTATTTAACATTTGCGCTTATATATTTTACTTTGCGCCCAGAAAGTATCTTATAAGTCACATAACTATATTCTAATGTTGCTTTAATGACCACTTATTATAATATAGATACAACAAGATATTAGAATTATAGTTCTAATTTGCATGAATTTTTCCAAAAACATAAGTCAAATAATGGCATTTTAGAAACATATTTCTAATTTATAAGTCAAATAATGGCTTTACCTACTTGTTTTGTAAATATTATTATTATTGCTATTTATAATAGATGATACATTTAACTAAGGGACAGACCAATACAATCATAATGACTTTAACTGAAAAGCAGTTATTAGTTACACCTAACTATTTATTTGTGTTTACAAATAGAAGTAGTAATAACATTATTAAATTTGTGGTTTTAAATACATCTGATTTAAGTTTATACAAGGATAGATACAATGAATTTACAATTGTTACTAACACTAGCTTTAGTGCTGCATTAGAGGGTCAATATACCTACGAAGTGTACGAACAAGCAAGTACTAGCAACTTAAATCCAACAGGCTTAAACAAGCTAGAAACAGGTATTATGTGGCTTTCAGGTTCAACGCTAACATATAACCAATATACAACAACAGACACTTATACAATTAGACAATGATAGATTTAAGAGTATTAACATTCGCAGAGGCTAGGCAACCTGAATTCAAAGAGAAAAAGGGTGTAGATGGTGGATATATTAAATACGGAGAAAATAACGACTATCCGGAATACATAGTTGACTTATACAATAAGTCATCAAAGCATAGTGCCATTATTAAAAGTAAGGTGCATTATATTACCGGCAATGGTTGGTCAGGTGAACCTGATGCACAGGCATTTATAGATAAAGCTAACAGGGTTGAATCTTTAAACGATTTAACTAGAAAGGTATCTTTAGATGTTGAAATATTTGGTGGTGCTTATTTAGAAGTTATTTGGGATTTAGCCGGTAACATTGCCGAGTTATGGCATTGTGATTATGTTAAGATAAGAACTAACAAAGACAATACACAGTATTGGTATAAGGAAGATTGGAAAGACAATAAGGTAAAGCCATTAGTTGTGGCTGCATTTAACCCTAAGCAACCAACAGGCAAACAAATTCTGTACATAAAAGAGTACAGACCTAATATTGGTATCTATGGATTACCTAGTTATTTTGCTGCATTAAATTATATTGAATCTGACATTGAAGTTTCTAAGCATATCTTAGGAAATGCACAGACAGGGTTTTCTGCTAGTAAACTTATTACCTTACCGAATGGTGAGCCTAATGATGAGGA